CCGCCGCACTCCCGCCGCCGCCGAAGAAGCCCATGGCTTACGCCTCTTTCGCCACCCAGCGGGAACTGGTGGTGGTGCTGATCAGCGAAACCAAGCCCTGCGGGATGGTCGTCTCCCACGCGTACCCCTGCCCGGCCGTTAGGTTAATCCCGTTCACCGTGGTGGCGGTGGCTCCCACATTCACAAAAGCCGACCCGGTGGTGACTTGGACGAGCAGATAGGAGCGGGTGGTGCTGGAGGCAAAGACGGTGATCGCGCTGTTGGCCGTGGTGACGGAGCCGGAGCCGTCAATGAAAGTGACGCGGGGGAGCTGGGGCGTGAGCGTGGGCAACGAGCCGATGGTGACGGTGTTGCCAACTGTGACCGTGGCGGTGAATGGGGCAACATCTGAGGGATAAACCCTTGCTTTTACATACCCAGAGCCAGTTTCAACTCCTAGATTTGTCCATGACCCATCATCTCGTTTTGCAACATTTGAGTTAAAAGTTACTGAGGATGCTCCAACCGTGACCGTGCCGGAGATAACTTTTGTGGGGAACGGCCAATTTTCCGATGCCAATAAATTAGCCACAATGTTTCCGCTGTCATCGTATTGTACATGGCCAACTGGAATTAGATTTTGACTTGAATCTGAATCTTGCTGAACAATATTGCCTAGATTCGCCGTGACCGTGCCGCTTATGGGCTGGGTGGCGGGGAAGTTGGAGACAGAAACAACGCTTCCACTAATCGCGCTTGTAATATTGGAGATTGCGGTTGAGCCAAGGGAGACAACCGTATGAGCAACAATATGTTCCCCTCCTGTTACTACCGAGGAAAGGGTTGTTGCTGACTGATTCCCGTCTAATACTGGAAGTGCCATTTAATTCAATCTCCTTGTTAAATTGCCCCGATATATTGAGAGTTGCGATGGTCGGAGAAGTCTAAGGATGCAGTATAGGCCTCTGCAGGAATTTTGCTGGCAATCACGCTCAAATTAAGACCCCTTACCCAAGCTCTTTTATCCGTCCTTATCGTTGGTGTTTGGCTTGTGATCCTTGCCATATAGACCTTTAAATTGGTTGTTTCGCCCTCAATTCTGCTTCTTAGGGTTTCTGATTCCTCATAAAGAGCCGCAAACACCTCAAAGTAATTGGATTCAAAGGTTGTTTGGTTTGTCCTAACCGCTGAATCTGAATAGCTTAGTTCGACAGGAACTTCAAAAACACCAGAAGCCGGAACGATAAGCTGGCTCCCAATCGAAGCCCTAATCGTTACATAGGGGAAGAATCTTGCGCCCCTTCTGTTTGAAACATACACATTAAGCCCTGTTATTGGCGTTAGAATGGCCGATAAAGCGTCCTCTATGATGAATTGGGGGGAGGTCATTTGGAAGTGCAGGTGATGTCTAGGTTTGTCGTTTTAACCCAAATCCGCCTATCCGTGATGATTCCGGGCGATTCGTTCATAACCTTGCATTGAAAGACCTCTAGGGTTGCAGTTGTTAGAATGCTTTCAATGGATGGGATTTGGTAGAATGTTTGAAGAATGGCATACCACTTTGAGTCGAGTTCGGTTCTATCGGTTGTGTCTGCCCTAGCAGAATAGGTCAAAACCGATGGGCATTTGAACACCCCAGAAAAAGGCACTAGCTCCTCTGAGCCTATGGAAACTTGGATGGTTAAGGACGGCAGAAGCCTTGACCCCTCATAGTCGCTTTTATAGATATTAACCCCAGAAACCGAGATAGCCGAGGCAAGACTATCCTCTAGTTGCCTTTCAATCCCTACACTCATTTAGGTCGTTTGGTCGGCTATGTCTATGGTGTAAGAAAGGCCGTCTGGGGAAGTGCTAAAGTTTGCAATCATCCGTCCAACCCCCCCAATCGTTATCACATTGCCAATCGTGGGAACGGATACCGCTGTCGCATCCACAACCAAGCTCTGCGATACTCGAATAACCTCACCCCCAACCTCAAGATCGGTAGCGTAGGCCAAGTCTGTGATCGAGGCTGAGACTGCGTTGGAGCCTAACCCAGTGACGGTTGTGTAAAGGTCATTAATCATCTGCCGAAGGTCGGCAGTAAAGAAGGAAGTGGAAATAGCCCCAGCCATATCCCAAGGGCTTTGTCACCTTGTCAATCATCCGAGCTCCACGGTGTCCCAAATCTCATTATTATCTTTATTGTAGGGCTCTAGGGTCTGTGGAAAATACATAACTCTTTTATCTTTTCTAACTGCCTTAGCAATCGCCATTGGGCTTGAGTCTATGCACCATAGTTCAGTTGCCCCCCTTATTGCCCTAGCCATTTCTGCAATTGATTGTGCGGTGTAGCACTCTAACCCGTTGATTTTTGTCCCCTCTGGACATAGCACAAAGAAGTTCTTTTCTCCCAGCTTCTTTCTTGCCTCGACAATAATCTCTAGTGGATTTCTTTTATGGCCTTGCGATACTCCAAAAGGGGCAACTAGGTTGTATTCTGATGGCAGTCCTTGGGCTGGCTTTTCATCCAAAATGTCCAAGTTAATTTCTTGTGGGCTGGCCTTGTTTATGGTCGGATGGGCATAGACAAATTCTGTCCAAGTTCTACCGCTTGATCGGTACTCGACATAGCGGTTAGGCCAAATCTCCAAATCTAAAACTTCGACATTTAGGCTTAATTCCTTTAATGGCTTCACATAGGAAACTATTTCAAACACTCCGCGATATTGCTCAAAACAATCAAAGAAAACATCATGGCCTTGTTTATGAAGATATTCGCAAGCGGGAAGGCATCGGATGATGTCCCCTAGTCTTTGCCTGTATTTAATAACTTTAGGTTGCATCGTCCACAACGCTCCTGTCTTGTATGTGGGCAAAGTATCTATTTAGTCGAATTGGGCCGTGGGTCTTTTGTAATTCCTCCCAAGATTTTAGAAGCCCTGCATATCCATAAAAATCTTCCTTAAATGCAACATTCTCCTTAGTGCAGTAGGCAAAATGGTCAAAGACTAAGCCCATTTCCTCTGTGATTCCCCTTGGGATTCTGATGGGCTGGTGATTTAAAATGGGCGGCTCATGGCTTGTAAATTCAATGCCCTCTCCCCATTTCCACGCTCTATACCATTCATAGGGATAGCAACCAAGCCCAGAGCGTGAAACGACAATCTTTTTTCCTATGTAATAATTGCAAAAGAATTGTGCGGTGGTTCCGGGCGTTCGGTCAACCAAAAGTCTATAAACATCTTCCATTTGTTTTTCTGTCCAAAATTCATCAGCGTCCTGTTCCATCACAACCCCGCAATCAACCCCTTCCAAGGCTCTTCGTATCATCTCAATCTTTCCATCGAAAGCCTTATTTTGATATTGGAAAGATACCTTTGGATGCTTTAGATTTTTAAGGTATTCATGCGTTCCGTCTATTGAGACAAAATTCTTATGCCATTTGGCCGGAACCTCCTTGCACCAGCGAGTGCAATTTCTAGGATTGCTTACCCCCTCGACAATCCTCCATTGCCAAGGGATAGTTAGCTTTTGATAGGTTTCCAGCTTTTTGCTTATGAACGGCTCCCCGTTCAAAACTAATGTGAATATGGTTAGCATTATTTCTTAAAAATAGCGCACCCATTCCTCCAAGATTTTTCCTCCCACAAAAGGTCATGTCCCGCTGTCTTTAGCCACTGATAGTTTCCGTAATTCTTAATGTCGTTTGTGTCATCTAGGGCGATAATGCCGCCCTCCCTAACTTTGGGAAAGAATACCATAAAATCCGCCCTGCCGGAGAATGCTCCCCCATCCAACAAAAGAAAATCAATCTCATCTTTTAGGCTTAAATGCCCCCAAGCATATTTTGCCGCAACCCTAAAATCATCCTTGTGCCATTCGGCAATTTGTTCCAAGGGGTACTGATTCAATTTGGTTTGGGTTGTCCTATAAAAATCTTCAACTGCCTCTATGCTCATCCACATCATCGGGTTGCTTGAAAGTTGGTTAATAGCAAGTCCCCCTTGCCTTCCATCAAGATTGTATTTATGCCTAGCAATTCTGTCGGGATGAATTTCAAAACTAAATAGCTCCCTTGTCCTTATGCATTGCGTGGAGCCATCCCCGGTTCCTCCCCCTATCTCAACCCCAAGCGAAAGCCCCTTGCTGTATTTTTCTAGGGCTTGGCCGAATGGGTCTTTTAGTGTTATTTCTTGCACTTGGCCTTTTTAAATTCTGCCGTGTATTTAAGGGCTTTCACAATTACATAATTGATGACTGCTTCCTTGTCCTTGGCAAGCAATTCCATCCCGATTTCAAAAAGCTCCTTCTCTGCTTTTTCATCATACTCAACATCAACTAAAACATATTTTGTTTTATCGAGGCGAGATTTGCCAAGAGTGATAATTCCAAGGTCTTTTGGATCGCTTGCCTTGGCCTGCCTAATGCCAAGAATCGGCTTTTCTTTTTTCATAGATGGCTTTCCCCTTTTCATAGAACTCAGGCTTATTGTGGTTCTTTATTAGATCATCCGGCTTGCCGCCTGTAAATAGCGGGTTTTCGTGTTTGAATTGAATATGTTTTGCCTCAATCACAACTCCATCACTATAAGCCCTTTCTGTAA